CCGCCTTTGAAGTCTGCCGCGCCCGGCTTGATGCACTGATTGACTGGGAGACCCCATGAGTGTTGAGTTCAATCTTGCCAACCTGATTTTTGTTGTGATTGCCCTGTTTAGCGGTGGTTGGGCGCTGCTGAAGATTATTGCCATCCAGTTTGAGCGTGGCCTGAAGCGCGATCTGCAGGAGCAATTCCGACTTCAGGAGGTTGCCAGCAAGGCGCATTACCTGCAGCTCAATACGCGCCTGGATGTGCTGGATTCAGCAGCCAAGGCCGATGCCGGGCAGTGGCAGCGCGTCGAGCGCGAGTTGCTCAACCTTAAAGCCGATATGCCCCTGCATTACGTTCGACGTGAGGACTACATACGCGGCCAGAGCGTGCTTGAGGCCAAGCTCGACGGGCTGGGTACCAAACTGGAAAACGCCCAGCTACGGGCTCTTAAAAACGCTTCATAAAAAGGAAGAAAAACGATGCATCAGATTGACCATGCCAGACTGCGCCGCGAAGCGCTGCGCTGGCTCATTTTGCTCACGCTCAACAATGCCCGCCCGATCGGCGCCTTCGAGGGTTTGATCCTGTCGGTTGCTCAGAGCGAATACCCGGATGCGACGCCGCTGGAGCTGCGCCGCGAAATGGACTACCTGCACGACCGCGAATTGGTGAAGGTGGACAAGCAGCCCAATGGCAAATGGTTTGCCGAGTTGTCCCGCTTCGGCGTGGACGTGGCCGAATACACCATCGTCTGCGAGCCCGGCATTGCCCGGCCCGCAAAGTACTGGTAAGGCTATGGGCCGCAAGTCAACCATTTCGCGCCTTCCATCCGACGTGAAGTCGTACATCGAGGGCAAATTGGCTGAAGGCCGCCTGACGCTGGATGAGCTGATTGCCGATGTGCGGGGGCGCTTTCCCACCCAGGCGCAGGCGGGCGATTTGCCCAGCCGCGCCGCCGTGCATCGCTATGGCCAGAAGCTGGAACGCCGCCTGTCAGCCATTCGTGCCAGCACCGAGGCGGCCAAGATCATCCAGGCGCAGGCAGGTGACAACAACGATGCCCGCAGCGAGGCACTGACAGCGCTGATCCAGACCGAGCTGTTTGAGGCCATCCTCAACTTGCAGGAAGAAGACGACCCTGAAAAGCCAATGGATGCCGGTGAGCGCGTTGGCATGTTGTCCACAGCAGCCAAAAACATCGCCACGCTGACGCGCTCCAGCGTCAACCTGAAACAGTTCCAGGCCAAGGTGGAAGAAGATACCCGTCGCAAGCTGTTGGATGAGCAACGCGCCAAGCTCGACGCTATGGGCAGCAAGGGCGGCGTGACTGAAGACACCAAGAAGGCGATCCGCGAAGCCTTGGGAATAACCTGATGAAGTTCAAAGGCAACGCCCAGCTCATTCCGGCCAATACGGACGGTATCTTCCTGCCCTTTCAAAGCAAATGGGTGACCGACAACAGCCGCCTGAAGCTGATGGAAAAGTCGCGCCAGGTCGGCATCAGCTGGGCCTCGGCCTACGCCGCCGATGAACGTACGGCCGCCCAGGGTGCGCGCTTTGACCAGTGGGTGAGTTCCAGAGACGATCTGCAAGCGCGCCTGTTCATTGAAGATTGCAAGATGTGGTCGGGCATCATGAACTTGGCCGCGAAGGACCTAGGCGAAGTGGTGCTTGACGCCAAGGACCGCCTCAGCGCCTATGTGATTGAGTTTGCCAGCGGCAAGCGCATCCACAGCATGTCGAGCAACCCAGACGCGCAGGCCGGCAAGCGCGGCGGGCGTATCCTGGATGAGTTTGCGCTGCACCCTGATCCGCGCAAGCTGTGGGCGATCGCCTACCCCGGCATTACCTGGGGCGGCAGCATGGAGCTGATCAGTACCCATCGCGGCTCGCACAACTTTTTCAACCAGTTGATCCGCGAAGTGCGTGAGCACAACAATCCCAAGGGTATCAGCCTGCACCGCGTGACGCTGCAGGACGCCCTGGATCAGGGCTTCCTATTCAAGCTGCAGCAGATGCTGCCCGCCGATGATGAGCGCCAGGCGATGGACGAGGCGGCTTACTTCGAGTTTGTGCGTTCTGGCTGTGCCGACGAAGAGTCGTTTCAACAGGAGTACATGTGCAACCCGGCCGATGACGATACGGCCTTCCTTGAATACGGGCTGATCACCGCATGTGAGTACGCTGCTGAAACAGACTGGCGCCAGATCGGCAACGGCCGCCTGTTCGCGGGCGTGGACATCGGCCGCAAGAAGGACTTGACCGTGTTGTGGGTGGTCGAGCAGCAGGGTGACGTGCTCTATACCCGCCACGTCGAGGGCATGCAAAACATGCGCAAAAGCGATCAGGAAAAAATTCTCTGGCCGTGGATTGATCGTTGCGATCGGACTTGCATTGATAACACCGGTCTGGGCATTGGCTGGGTGGATGACGCACAGGATAAGTTTGGCGAAAGCCGCGTCGAGGGTGTCACGTTCACCGGCCCCGTGAAAGAAGCGCTTGCCTATCCGCTGCGCGGCTCCATGGAAGACCGCACGATGCGCATCCCCTACGACCCGAAGATCCGCGCCGATCTGCGCCAGGTGACCAAGCAGGTCACCCCAAGCGGAAACATCCGGTTCACGGCCGAGCGCACGGTTGACGGCCACGCCGACCACTTTTGGGCCTTGGCGCTGGCGAAGCAAGCTGCATCCAGCCCATCGGCCCCCATTGAGTTCACGAGCAGCGGCCAGCCGCGCGGCCAGGACGCACAAGGATTTATGTAATGGCAACAAAACCACCTCCAAAAAACACCCGCCCCGAACTCGACACCGAGGTAGCCAACCGGCTGCGCGACCCGTTCGAGACCAACTACTTGGGCGTTCTGCGCACCAATGACCCGCTCTTACTGGAGCGCGGCAATGGCGGGGCCCAGAGCTTCGAGCTGTACCGCGATTTGCGGCGCGACGGCAAGGTTTTCAGCGGGCTGCAAAAGCGCAAGCTGGCACTGATCAGCCGCCCGTGGCAGGTGGATCCGATTGATGCGGGTGATGCGGGCCAACGCGACGCGGCTGTGGTGCTGGCCATGCTCAAGAGTGTGATGTTTGACAAGCTGTGTGCCGAGTTACTGGACGCTTTGCTGGTGGGCTTTGTGCCCGCCGAGATTGTGTGGACCGTACGCAATGGCTTGATCACACCAGGCCGAATTTTGAAGCGGTCGCAACGCCGTTTTGTGTATGTGCAGACCGATCCGAATGCAGCGCCTGAATTACGCCTGCTGACGGCGGCCAACATGCTGACTGGCGAGGTAGTCGATCCCAAAAAATTCATTGTGCATCGGGTGAACCAGGAAGATGACAACCCGTATGGCACGGGATTGGGACTGCAGCTGTACTGGCCGGTTTTCTTCAAACGCAAAGGTATCCTGTCCTGGAACAAGCTCAATGACCGCTTTGGCTCACCCACGCCATGGGGAAAGTACCCTAAAAACGCTGGACCCAAGGAAAAAGGCACTTTGTTTGATGCCTTACGCGCCATGAGCAATGACGGCGTGATGATGACACCTGAGGGGATGAGCATTGAGTTGTTGGAAAGTAAGCTGACCGGCTCCATCAGCACACAAAAGGATTTGTGCACCTACATGGATGGCTGGATTTCAGAGGTTATTCTGAGTCAGGAGGCATCTCAAAAGACCGGCGCCACGGGGGCTGCATCGAAAGAGCGTGAAGACGTTCGGCTGGACCTGGTACAGGCCGATTCCGATCTGCTGAGCGACACGCTCAACAGCACCATGATCAAATGGTTTTGCGAGTTCAACGGTTTAGCCCGATGCCAGGTAAGCCGGGTGATTAAAAAGCCGGAAGATTTGAAGTCTTCTAGTGAGACCGATGTGAATGTGGCGAGCTTGGGTTTCAGGCCCACACTGGAGGCGATTCGGGCCAAGTACGGCGAGGGCTGGGAGGACGCACCAGTGCTACCGCCGCCGTCTGTGGCGAAGGCCAATACACAAAACGGCAAGTCAGCGAGTTTTGCAGAAGGCTCAGTCGAGACCCAGCAGCCTGATTCGGTAGCTTCCCTGATGCAGTACGGCCAGCCCGTCTGGAGCAGCATGGTGGCCCAGCTGCAGGTGCTGGTCGATAACGCCACCAGCCTGGTGCAACTGCAGCAAGACATGACGCAAGCCTATGGCGGGTTGGAGTCTGCGCAACTGGTGAAATTGATGGCCGCCGCCATAGCACTGGCTGAATTGAAGGGAATGGATGATGCCAAAGTCTGACTTGAATGTTGGCTTCGGTACGCCATTCCAGGCGCAAATCGAGTTCCTGCTCCAAAAGCTCGACCTGCCAACGCAAGCCTGGGATGATATCCAGGGCCGTGCCCATGACCGCGCCTTTGTAGTCGCCGGTGTCGCCAAGGCTGATTTACTGGCAGACCTGCACCAGGCGGTGATTGACCACGCTACCGATGGGGCTGGGCTGCAGGCCTTTCGCAAGGACTTCAAGGCCATTGTGGCCAAGCACGGCTGGACGGGCTGGACCGGCGAAGGTACCAAGGAGGGCGAAGCCTGGCGCACCCGCGTCATATACCAAACCAACATGGCCACCAGCTATGCGGCTGGCCGCTATGCACAGATGAGTGACCCCGAGGTGCTCAAGCTGCACCCGTACTGGCGTTATATCCACAGTGACGGCGCGCTCAACCCGCGCCCGCATCATTTGGCCTGGCATGGCCTGACGCTTCCAGCCGAGCATGAGTTCTGGAAAACCCACTACGCACCGTGCGGCTGGGGTTGCCAGTGCCGTATCACCAGCGTCACCCGCCGCGAGGGTGAAGCCAGCGCCCGCGCCGGGCTGGGTGAGCCGCCTGCTGACTGGCAAACCATAAATCCAAAGACCGGTACGCAAGTTGGCATCGATAAAGGCTTTGACTACGCGCCGGGAGCCAGTGTGGATGTGCCGTTGCGCCAGATGGTGAGGGACAAGCTGATCAAGTACCCGGATGCGATTGCCATGGCGCTGTCGCAGGATGTAAGCCGCGTCATCAAGACGGAGCGGTAGCGAATGACCTCATTCAGCATCACCGTTAAAGACGAGGGCGTGCAAGCTGCGCTCAAGGTGCTGGTAACACGGGCGAACAACATGACCCCAGTGCTACAGGTCATTGGTGAAGGTATCACCGAACGTACCAAGCACCGATTTGATACCAGCACGGCGCCCGATGGCGCACCGTGGAAGCCCAACAGCGCCGCTACGCTAGCAATGCTGTCCGGGCGGCTGGCAGGATCAAAGAGCAATATCAAGAAGAATGGCGACCTCAATGCCAAAGGCGCACGCATACTGGCAGGTAAGAAGCTATTGATAAGTAGTGGATTCCTTCGACAGCAGATCGTTCCCAACGCCACAGGCAACACGCTCACGGTGAGTGCCACTGCAAAATATGCCGCCATGCACCAGTTTGGCGGCATCACCAGTGCCAAGAGCATGATTCCGGGCAAGAACATCCCCGCACGACCATTTCTGCCCATTCATCAAGACGGTTCGCTGTACCCCCAAGAGCAGGCATCGGTGCTACAAGCCATCAATGATTACTTGATGGATAGTCTGAGCTCCAAGTAGCCGGATGAACGAAAATCCACTCACTATGAAAACGCTCTCTCTCAATCTCAAGGCTGAATACTTTGCTCAGATTGACAATGGCTCGAAAACGCATGAATACAGGTTGTGTACGCCGTTTTGGGAAAAGCGCTTGGCGGATAAAACCTTTGATCGCATCGAGGTTAAAAAAGGATATCCAAAGCGCGGAGACTCTGACCGTATCATCGTTAGGCCATGGCGTGGTCTTGAGCGCCAAACGATCCTGCATCCACACTTTGGCAGTAAGCCGGTTTTTGTATTTGCAATCCGGGTGAATTAGTGAATCGACCGGATTTGATGGCCCAATTTTCCTTTGATTTCTCATGTTTCCCAATACGAAACATTGTTTAAAAGATTCATCCCGAAATGTTGTGCCCCATCTCCGTAAATCTCGATTTATCGCACCTTTCCTTCTTTGAATATCTCAACCCCCTTCA